CTTACTTAGTCAATACCGTAGAACGCAGATACTAATGCGTCTGGGCGTAGAACCTTAGCACCATATACGTGCAGTCCACGACAGATGTCACCAAAGCTGTCTGGGTCGCGAAGGACTTCAGTGCTTGTGATGGTCTGTGCAGTTGCAGTAGAGCTAATGTGTCCACATACTACTTGACCTGCCGCGTTGCTTGGAGCGGCGATGTTGTTAGACTTGTACATGTCAAATCCACGTAGCTTGCCAGAAGATACTAATCCGTTGCGGATTCCACCTTGACCGGCGTTGAAGTCAACAGACATCAACTTAGAGCTAGACTGAGATAGTTGCTCGTAAAAACTAGGTGGAGCTAAGAACCAACGACCTTCTTCTGGGATGCTTTGCTCGTCAAGTAGACGCGCCATGTGAGCCATCACATCTAAAGGATCATGTTCGGTAGAGCCAGAACCAATGTCCAAGTTACCAGTGCCGTCAAAAGTTCCTGCGGCTAGGTCAGTAGCACTATCGCTACCAAGGATGTGGTTAGGGGCTGAAGCTGAAACGCCCGCAATAATCTTAGCAATTACGCCTTCGTCAAATGCGTCACGCAATGCGTAAGCGGCAGATGAAGATGCAACTTCTTTAAAGTTTACGTGAGACATAGCAGTTTCAATATCATCAACTTTGAATTTAAATGCGTTAGCCACATCTACAATCAAAGTAGTTTCAACGTCAGTTAGCTTAGTCTGAGTTACGTCAGCACCACGCTCATATGAATATACAGTGATTTCTGGCTCTTTGATGATCTTTACAGAGTCACCGAAACCTGAGATTTCACCTGCATAGTCAGTGTTGGTAATTGCTTCTGCTACCGATGCTTTCCGAAAGAAGTTAAGAACCTTCTTAGAAAAGATTGAGGGCATGAAGAAGCTGTTAGTTTGACCGGAAACTGAGTTACCAAAGTTACCGTTAGTGTCTGTACTTTGCTCAAATAGAGCGTCTGAGGCATTATAAGCCATTGTGTGTTACTCCTAAAAAAAGACAATAATATTTAATCTACTATCCTGCCTTCCATTATAGCCGCATCAATATCACTTTCGTATTTATCAAATTGAGTTATAGACAGTTTAGCGATTTCCCGTTGTGACCAAATCTTTGGTTCTTTAGCATTTATTTGTGTTGTCCGTGTGGACACCATATCTGCCGCTGAAGATTTGGGGGCTTGTAATTTCTTTGTCTTCTGCTTACTTCCAATTTGAATACCGTTTTCCATCTTATAAAGATCAATAGCTTTGATAGCTAATGAAACATTGTCTGGGTTTTCGTAAATCCAACCTTGAATTACTTCAGGTTGTTCCTTAGCCCATTCGTGAAACTTATCATCTCCGCGTATATCCTCAAAATCAGGATGACGAGAACGTAGCGTAGACTCAGCTTCTTTACGTTGGATGTTCAACTCTCGTTCTTCAAGAACAGACATCTTAGTTTTTAAAGCTTGTAGTTGTTGTTCACTCTGTAAGTGTGCAACAGTTTCTACAGTTTCATATAGATCAGGATACTGCTCTCTAAAGTTTTCAAGTTCTTCAGTTGACTTAGGCGGGGCATACGCAGGTTGCGTTTCAGTTGCCATCGCGGTAAGCTCTAATTCCTTTTGCTTAAAAGATGCTATCTTCTGATCGTAGTGTTTCTTTAGATCGTCGTATCGTTTCTTATAATTAGTTCTTCCTTTGGGTGCTTCCTCTTCTTGTTCAGGGGCCGCTTTGCGGGTAGCCTGTGAGGGTTCTTCAAAGAAAAGCGCATCTGCTTTACCTCTACTTGGGGCATCTGGTGTGTGCCAGTCCTTCTTAGAGTTATACGGATTTGCAGTTGGTTCTTCAATTTGTTCATTTACAGTTGACATATACATCACACTCCTGTTGGGGCTTGCTAGTCTTTCAAGGTGGCTGTTCTGTTCGCGTCACAGTACAGGGTCTTGATACTTCAAGGTGGCCTCTAGGTAAAAAAATGATAAGGGGTCTAGTTAAAGAGTGGCCTTATCGGGGTCTAACACTTGGCATCTGATTAGAAGCAATCATCATACTATTGATTTATTCGTCTTCTTTAGACTCTTCCATTTCTGGAGTGTCATCTATCATACCGCCAAATGCTTTCTTCATTAAACCACCGTCATAGGCTTTCTCAGCTTCGTCCATCATAGTTTGTAGCTGATCAGCGCCCATTTGATCGGTAGCCTTCTTGGTGAAAACAAATTCACCATCCGATAACCTT